GCCGTTCTGGTGAGGGATCTGAATATCACTCCGCAGCAGAGTGATGTCGTTAGCCGCGATCTGGTCCGCCCTTATTTAGGCGCTTCAGAGCAGCTTCTTGCTAACACCCGTGTTGAATGTACCTTCAGTGTTGAGCTTGCTGGCTCTGGTACTGCTGGTACTGCGCCGCAGTATGGCAAGGCTCTTCAGGCTTGTGGCCTGAGCGAGACTGTTTCTGCTGGCGTTAGCGTGACTTACGCACCTGTGTCTGCAAGCTTCGGTTCTGTCACCATCCACTACAACATTGATGGTGTTCGCCATAAGGTGACTGGCGCTCGCGGTACTTTCACGCTGAATGCCAACGTGGGCGAGATCCCGACGATTGATTTCACCTTCACTGGCATCTACAACGCTCCTGATGATTCGGCACTGCCTAGCGTGACCTATGCGAACCAGGCTACGCCGCTGGTCTTCAAAAACGGCAATACTGACACCTTCTCTCTGCTGTCGTATTCTGGCTGCCTTCAGTCAGTCAGTCTTGACCTGGGCAACACTCTGGTCTATCGCGAGTTGATTGGTTGCACCAAGGAGGTGCTGATCACTGATCGCAGCAGCAGTGGCACTGTGGTGGTTGAAGCCCCGACTATTGCGCAGAAGGATTATTTCGCTGCTGCGCTTACCGATGGAACCTTGGGCAACCTGACGTTCCAGCACGGCACCACCGCTGGCAACATCGTTGATTTCGCATCCACTCGGGTCGATATTGGCGACGTGTCTTACGGTGATCAGGATGGCATCGCAATGCTGAACATCCCCTACACCGCGATTCCTTCCACTGCCGGTAACGACGAGTTCAGCCTGGTGTACACTTGATCGGCGAGAGATGGATCCGCAGGGACCGCGTTGCGGTCCCTTTTTTATTGCTGTATAGTTTGCAAGAGTCTATTTCTATTCATGGCTTTTATTCGCAAGAAGGTTAAGACCTTTAAGTGGCCCGTGACCATTGAAGAGCCTGCCGATGGCGGTGTATTTGAAGAATCTAAATTTGATGCCGTTTTCAAGCGCGTGCCTCGTTCTGAGTTTCAAAAGCTTGCCGATAAGGGCGACCTGGAGCTGCTCAAGGCTGTGTTGACTGGATGGGAGGGCATTGACGACGAGGACGGCAAGCCTGTGCCGTTTTCGCAGGCAACCATGAAGGAATTTTCCGATGATCCATATTGGATTCGTGGTGTGCTGAAGGCTTACACCGAAACTTTTGAGGGCGCCCGACTGGGAAACTGAAAGGCGCCGTCGAGTATTGGTGCAAGGGCGGCAAGAAAGTAGAAGATAAGACTGGCGATGACGCTGCGGCATTCGGATTGAAGCCGCAGCGCAAGCAGTCTGTGCCGAGTGAGCAGCATTACGAGGTGTGGGAAGAAAACTGGGAGTCATTGATGATGTTTCTGCGAATGCAAACGCAGTGGAACGTCACAATGGGTGGCTACGTCGGCCTGAAGTACGAGGTGCTGCTCGGTGCGGGTGGCTTGATGTCCCTGTATGATGTAGATAATCCACGCGAGCTGCTTGAGGACATCCAGATAATGGAAGCAGCCGCGCTCGCAGAACTGAACAAAAAAGATGGCAAGTAAGACTGTTCAGCCTATTGCTATTAAGCTCGGCATTGAGGGCGGCGAAAAGCTTGCAGCCCTGAACAGGTCTTTTCGTGATTTATCAAAGCAGGTAAAATTATCTGATTCTGACATAAATCAAGCCACTAAAGATATTGTCAAATTTGCCACCGAAGCTGGCAATAGCGAGGCAACAATTAAGGGTCAGATTAAGGCTTTTGAGGGGCTCAGGGAACAGGCTGCGCTTGGCGGGAAGGCGTACATCCAGCTTGGCAGGGATATTGAGTCCCTAAAGGTAGCGCTTAGAGGGTCAACCGATGAGATGGAGCAGCAGCGTGCTGCTTTCGTCAAAACTGGTAATGCTGCAAAATCAAGTGCATCTGATATTGCTGGAGTAATCTCTCAGCTTGAAAACCTCAGGAACAAAGCCAGGCCCGGATCTTCCGCCTTTGCGCAACTTGGTAAAGATATTGCGGCATTAAAATCTCAACTAAAAGAAGCAAATGTAGAGGTCAAAAAATTTAACGCAGGCTTTGAAATTTCCCAAAGGCCAGCCATGAGCCTTGAAAAAATTCAAAGGCAGATTGGCAGGCTGACCGAGGGGTTAAAGACTTTAAATTTTACAAGCAATGAATTTTTAAATGTTCAAGAGCGCATTGCCTTGCTTGGGCAAGTGCAATCGAGGACAACTGGGCGCCAGCAGGTGATCGCTAGGGAGCGAATGTTTGCCGGTAAGGCGTTTGAGTCTTTTGCTGAAGGCCCAGCGGGAAGGCTTAATTTGCCAAAAACCGCTGCTGCGTTGAATCTTGAGATAGCGGAATTGCAAGACAGGCTTGCTAATACAGTTCCGGGCAGTGCTTACGCAAACATCACTGTTGAGATTGCTAACAAACAGAAAGAGTTGAATCAAATTTTAAATGGCAGCGCTGATGCTTATGATCGTGTTGCAGCCGCCCAAGATCGATCTGCTCGTGTTGCGCAAAAAATTGCGAATCTTCAAGAATACCAGCGATCGGGTGGCGGCTTGGCTCCTGGCGCTGGCGGTTTTAGGGATCCATCCACTGGCGCAATTATCGCCCGAGGCGCTGGAAACATAGCGGATAGAAGGGCGTTTAATGCTGCCCGCGCTGAGCTTGCGAATGCAATTGTTGATGGCGCCATCCGGCAGGCCCGCACGCTTGCGCTCCCCGCAGCGGGAGGCACCACTGCTCCAGGTACTGGTGCCGCGATAAGTGGTGGCGCGATTCCTCTTCGTGGCAGAAGGGGTCCTTTGCAGCCTATTGTCGCAGCGCCAACTAATCTCGGGACTGTAGGCGGTCGCCGCCAGCCGCCATCCGGCTCGGAGGTGCAGATCAATGATGAAGCAAGGCGATCATACATTTCGCAAACAGATGCAGTCAGAAAAAACGCAGAAGCGAAAGAGGCGGCGGCGCGTGTAGAGGCAAACTATCGCGCAGAAATTGACAAAGCAACAAAAGCAAACAACGGAAGTATCAATAGTTCAAATCGGCTTAGGTCTGCGATTGAGGCTTACAGGTCTACCTTGCCGACCACAGGCAAAGAGTTTGCGAATCTTACTAAGCGAATTAACGATCTTGATCGTCAATCGGAGCAGGTAAGCCGCCGCATGAGCCGCCGCCGCATGTCACCGATGCAGATGACCCAGGCTGCTGGTGCTGCAATTTCTGGTGGTATTTTTGGTGGCCCTGAGGGTTTCTTGGGTGGTGCTATTGGTGCTATCGGCGGCGTTGGTGGTGCATTTGCTGGTGCTGCTATCGGTGCGCAGGTTGGTGGGGTGCGGCGTACGCTTGGCGGATACGCAGATTACGCAGCTCAGATCGAAAAGCTTAAGATAGCGCTTGACGGAATTGCCGGACCTCAAGAAGAGTACAATCGCGCTCTGGCTGCCGCGAACAATGTTACCAAAGATCTAAATGTCCCTCAGGAAGTAGCAATTCAAGGTATCACTCGGCTGACCGCTGCCGTTAAAGGTGCTGGTGGCGGTGTTGCCGATGCTGAGCTTGCATTCAAAAATATTAACTCTGCCATTATTGCCACTGGTGGTGGTGCCGAGCAGGTAGAAGGCGCTGTAACTGCGTTGGTGCAGATTTTCAGCAAAGGCAAGGTTTCGGCTGAAGAGATTAACCAGATTGCCGAAAGACTGCCTGGCACGTTTAACAAGATTGCCGCAGCGTCTGGCAGGACAGGTCCTGAACTCACCAAGGCGCTGCAAGACGGCAAGGTTGGCTTGAATGATTTGATGAAATTCCTTGTCAGTTTGGGCGATGAATATGGTGCGTTGGCTGAAAAAATTGCAGCTTCATCCGAAAATGCTGGCGCCCGGCTTCAGATTGCATACAACAACATGCGAATTGAAGTGGGCAAAGCGTTGCAGCCTATCGGTGCTGAGTTTCAAAATGCTTTTACTGAGTTTATTGAAGACATCACTCCTGCATTGGTGGCGGTGTTGCCAAAAATTGGCGAGGCTGCTTTGGCTTTGGCTAAAAATTTAGACGTGCTAACAGTTAGCGCTGCAGCGGCTTTTGCTGTTTTGGGCGTCGGCAAAATTGCGGCCCTTGGTGGAATTTCGGCGGCATTGTTAAAGTTAGCTGCTGCCGCTGGCACAGCTTCCGTCGCGCTGAAGGGTACGGCTGCAGCGGCGCTTTTGAATCCTTGGGTAGCACTGGCCGCCGGAGTAGCAGCCGCAACGACTGGAATTATCAAATACTATCAAAACCAAAAACAATTAAACGAAATACTTGACAAGGGCACCGCCAGCACTGACGTGTTAAAAGAAAAGATCAGAGAATACGAGGGCTCGATACAAGATGCAAGAAATAAGCTGAATGGAATTGCTGGCGAGCAAAAAGCCACGAGGAGAGAGGCTCAGAGACTGAAGCAAAAAATTGGAGAACTTGTTGCTGAGTTGAATAGGCTCAAGGGGACTTACACGGTAAGGATCAAGCTTGAGCAGCAAGGGTATACCTTTGATAGTTCCGGCAATGCTGCGACATATACGGTTGCTGGTGTTACTTATGACGCAAAAACGGGACGGCCTGTTAGCGGTACTGGCGTAAATGAATTTGAGACCCCCAAGCCGGACGACAGCTCTGCCTCTAAAAAAGCCGCCAAAGAGGCAGAGCGCATTGCGCAACAACTTGCGCAAATCAAGCTGCAAGAGGATGCGATAGAGCGCTCAAAGGCTCTTCTTGCCGTGAACAGCGAAATCAGGGAGAATGC